TGATGCTTACAGTTGTACCCCAAACTCTACTGCATTGCGCATGATAATTGTCTGAGTTTACCGTTACAGTAATTCCACGATTGATGGTTACATCTTCGTTGCCGAAAGAGGAGGTGAAAGTCACCTGGTCAATGTTGGCTGTCGAAGTAATTGTTGGCATCGTTTACTCTATAACGGAATCACTATAATGCTGTTGCCCCAGGATGCGAGCGTTACGCCTGTGTTGTTCTGGACGTAAAAACTGCTTACAAAGCTACTGGGAATGTTATCAAAAACTAAACGCTTTTCGCTAGTTGTAGTTGGTACACTTAATTCATAACCCACAGTGTCATTAGTTAGTACGATAGTTGGCGCACCAGTTGGCGTAATCTCGCCTAGTAAAATTACTACCCGAACAAAGTCAGAATCGCCCACGTTAGCAACAACTAACTCGTCTGATAATTGAGTGTTTGCCAAGTCATTTAACGAACTAGCATCAATTACAAACGTTTCAAATCCGGTTAGAGCTTCAATAAGGTCTAGTGTTGAGTTAATACGAGAAGTAATTGCCGAGCCTAAATTAGACACCGCAAGCAAACTGGACTTCGTTCCGTTGGCTAATAACGCTAAATTGCCTGCGGTAATAACATAATTAGTGTCCTGCCCTAATGAACCATCTGGTGCTGGATCTGGTTCAGGTTGTTCACCTGGAAATGGAGCACCTGGCATAACTAATCCTCATTTCCATCTTCGTCGTCTTGAATTGATAACGTAGTGTTTCCCATGTCGTCTGTGCCAATCATACCCTTACGTCGTCCAGCTTTAGGAATAATGTTTTGTATTACTATCGGCTTTTGATCCTGCTTAGGCTGTTCAGTTGGTCGAGTTTGAATCGCTTCCATGCTCAAACGAATACGTTCAAGCTGATTTTCCGAAGCAAGTCTACGCTCTTCCATGAGTTTCTCTGACTCAGATAGGCGCATACGCATCTGCTCAAGCTCAAGCTTTTGTATTTCAATGATGCTTTGCATCTGACTAGCTTCTTGCTTAATGAGTGCCTTATCAGACTCCGATTGCGCCTGGGACTGAACTTTAAGCATATCAACCTGAACGGCTGACTGCTTAACTTGCACCTCTTGCTGAGCAAGTGCCAATTCTTGTTGCTTAAAGTACTCATCTGCCTGTTGTTTTTGAACAGAGATTTGAGCATCAAGTTGATCACGTTGGGCTTTGAGCTGCTGGTTTTGCACTTCAATTTGGCTACGGACAGCTCTGTCATTAGCTTCCATCTGTGCCTGTTGCAGCCTAGCTTGAGCCTCTATCTGTGCAATTTGCAACCGCCCCTGTACTTCTTGCATGGTTGGGTCTGGTGGCGGCGGCTGTTTCGCAGCCTCTTCTTTAGCCTTAGCAATCTCCGCAATTTGTTGAAGAGCCTTAGTAAAGATACCATCAATTTCTTTGCCTCCCTTGAAGCGCTTAATCATGTTCTGAAAGAAGCTGATACTAAACTCAGCTAATGGCGGGTACTGGTCTACAAGACCTCTCATTTGGTCAAAGAAACCACCAGCGGTCTGAATAAGGTTTACACCCTCTTGCTGCTGCTGTTGCTGGTCGATAGCAATCATTGAGTCAGAAGCAATCTCAATGCGGTAATTACGCATCTTGTTGTCCCGTAGGATGCCAAGGATCTGCATCTTAGTTATTTCCACCATCTGCCCCAGGTCAGGCATGAGAGGTGGCTCACCTAATGGCATACCATCTGGACCCATCGGTGGAGGCGGTGGGGGTGGAAGGTAGATAGTTGGAGCAATAAGCTCGTCTGCGTCTGCTATCTCTAGGATGCGTTGGTCATCAAACTGTTCCGCAATAATTGTGCCAAGGTTACTAATGGCATCGGATACAAACTTGGTGAACATGTTCTGCCGAACAATAAGACCAAGTGACGACCACTGATTCTCTAGTCTATTAGCCGTAGCTGACTTGTACTGCTCTGAAGTGCCACGCAATAAGTCAGATACCTTTAGGGTTTCATAAAGCTGCTGGAGTGCTGTCTGTCGTGCGCCCTGAAGGACGTTTAGAGCGTTAATAAATGGTTCTACGGGGTAGAAGTTCATAGCAGCGGCAAGACCGCCACGACCTTGGCTCGACGTCCAGTTGTTAACAGGAACCCCTTTAAGGTCATCTTGGAAAATTTGCTCGATGGTCTGACCCATAGCTGAGTCATACGCAAAGTTAGTACGAATAGCCTGAGTGACTGCGTGAATACGGGTAGTAAGCCGCTCAACCTCTAGGATTTGGTCTTTAACGTGTGCGTAGTCTGAGACAGGAATTACGCTATCTGGGTCAAGACTTTGACGGATAACTGAGCATGGATAGAACTTTTCAAACTTAATTGGTGGTTCTGTCTCATCAATTAGGATTTGGTCGCCTGACTTTTGAATCCAGTAGACTTTATTTGTAGCTTGGCACCAGATTTCAAATACTTCAGCTTTGCCATCGTACTTGTCTTGGTTTCTAGCAATTTCCTTTTTAATAACCTCTGGGAAACTGTCATAACTGAGCATCTCAGCTTTTTCTGCACCAAACAGTGCCTCTGCCTGGTCTCTATCAAGAAAGGCTCTTCTTGCTTGCCACTCAATTTCTGCCTCGTTTCTAGCATCGGAGCAGAAATAATCATTGTATTGAACTACGTCTAAAACTGCTCGCTCACTTACCTTCTGTTCTACCTTTACAGACGCCAGTAATAAGCCTCCAGGAGCCTCGGTAATGTCTTCTAACTCATCGGTGAAGGCGTTACCATTGCCGTCAGAATAAGAGCCGTCCTCGTTCTGTATAACGGCTATTTGCTGAAATACAGTCTCAAACTTAGGCTCATACCTAGCCCACAAAACAGCCTGTCCAGTAAGCAGGAATTGCAGTGCTGCGTTGTATCCAATTCTGTCAAAGTCAAAATGACAATCCATTGAGTACTGGGTATTACGCTCAAGGATAATGCTACCAAGCTCGTAGGGTATGCCACCTGTACGCTTTCTTAGGTTTACTTCGGCTTTAGGGGTAGAGCTGTAGTAAGCAGGAAGTAAGGTGTTAATGCAGTACCACCATACGTTTAAGCGGCGCTGAGCGTCCTTTAGGCTATCTATCTGCTTTTGGGCGTTGTATACCCGTATTGACTCTTCTGAGTCTTGAATAAAGCGTTTGCGGCGGTCTTCAGAGATAGTGATTTGTTGCTTCCACCAGCGAGGCGAGTATTTCTTTACAAGTGACTTAGCAACTTTCTTCATATTCTACTTTTTGCGTTTCTCGCCCTAATCTTTTCGATGTAGCTCTGAATCTGTATTACACCTTTATTAAAAACCTGTGCTGGTTGCTCCCACTTAGAGTCAATTAACCGTGCTTTGCAGAGGTAGCGTAAAGCGTCGCAGTTATGAGACACGACACCATTACCCAGAACAAAGGTACTTGTACTTGGGACAACTAAGCAATAGACATCTTGCGGGGTTTCGGTATGAGAGATGGATTTAACCGTCTTCGACGTGCAGACATTTTGCAGTTTTGATGACAGTACTTGGCTTTCCAATCCATGTGTTTTTTTGTTTGAAACTCTGTCCCACAAAACTCGCAAGTTTTTGTAATTATCGGAATTGATGCTGCTACTGCTCTGGCGTGTTCGGAGTGCCATTCCCTGCCTTGAAGAGATGTGTGCCAAAGTCTTGCAATTGGCTGTGCTTTGGCAATTATATTCTTTCTGGCAGTTTCCCTGCGTTCTGGCGTCATGTGGTTTGATAGATGCGTTTTTGCATCCAACAACTCTAAGTTTTCTATTTGATTGTTGGCTCTGTTGTGGTCCTTGTGATGAATATGAAACCCCTTGGGAATAGCACCATTGAAGTATTCCCAAACCTTTCTGTGCAATCTTCTTGAGCCACGAACGTGTTTTTGTTGCGATGAAAAGTAATGCCCGCAACGGTAATACTTTACCCCGTCGAACTCTTGGCACGTGTCTGAAATAACCGTAACTCTCATGCGTAACGCAGCGTATCAGATCGTGAGGTGTAAGCAAAGACGCTTTTTTGAACGATCCGTCTATTAGCTGAAACTTATGATCTAAAGTGCAGGTTACTTGCGAATTGTCGTCAAAAGTAAGGGTAATAACTTTTGCTTGTTTGCGTGTTAGTGACCCACAAGCTTCTTGATAAAACCCATCGTGCGATAAAACAAAAACTGAAAAATTACCGCAAAGGTCTTTAATAGGAATAAGACCTGAATCGGTGCGTATTAAAGTATTACCAACTAGACAAGCATGGTCATTACCAGTTGTGTCCATATCCTCTGGATGCCTTTTGTCTATTGACATGGATGGTAGAGTTTCTAAGAGGTATGGGCAAGTTGCAAAAATGTAGAGTAACGGAGGTTTAGCGACTAACCGTTGTCGTATCTGAGACCAGCCTGAAATACGGTCGTTATCAGCTCTTCTAAATGGCGGGTGCTTGTACTTGGCAAACACGTTTGAGAACTGCTCATTGATGCTAGGACCACCATCACACTTAAAAATGCTTGGGTCAGCTACCGCTATTGGATTTTCTCCCACGGATGCTGAAGCGATTCTAGTTGCTTGCTCAACGTTATCGACTCCTTTTCCCCACATTTCTCGATAGATAATAAGACTTCCTTTTGGATACGGCACTTCATTACCTCCATCATCACGTCCACTACTAACAGCACCCCAGACAGCAGCAAAAGGGGAACTATAACCCCAATCGAACCCCAAATAGCGGGGCCAGTGTTTTGGGACGTTGAAAGGAGCAATAATATGTTTAGAGCTAAACTCTGGAAAGTAACTGCCTTCATGAATCTCAAAATCTCCTTCTAACCATGCTCGCACTAGCTCTGGACTACCTACCATGTGCAAGCGGTTAATGTATTCAGGGTCTCTAGCTAACAGTATTTGATTATCCACTACCCGACTTGGGATATAGATGTAATCAAACTTAGCGCCGTTAGGTAGTAACTTTTCTAAAACCTTCATGCCTCTGGGTGCTGGCTTGATAAACAGCTCTTTTAACCAGCCATGCCCTACACCGCCTGGGTTAAAGGTAAGAATGACCTGACCACCACCCTTGCCTCGGAGTGCTCCAAATAGCTTCCAGATACAGCTAGGGTCAGAGTAGTTTCCCGCCTCTTCTATAGCCGCATGACTCAAACTCTGTCCCTGATATTTTTCAGCATCAGCATCGTTAGCTAATGGTCTAAACCGTAAGCGTCCACCATTTACAAAAGTGAACTGTTTTTTTTGGTCCTGCCAATGAGCTTTTAGGGGTAGGTAAATCTGCTTGGCTCGCTCAATAAGGTCATCAGCCTGGGGTAGTTCCTTACGAAAGAAGATAGCGTTAAAATCAGCGCCAAGGCGTTCTTGGTCTACTGCCATCTTACCCAACACCCCGTCAGTTTTACCGCCTCCACGGGCACCACCGAAGCCAATAAGGGTAATAGGGCAGTTTACTAGAGTTTCCTGTGCGCCAGGTTGCGGCGACCATACAATGTTCTCATCGGTGCGCTGGTTCGCGAACCAATCACTATTTTCCACTCACCATCACCGCATTATCGCTATAAATCCGCTCTACGTTACACTTAAAGTTCTGGCACACAAAGTAAGGTCCAGTCTCTCCAGCCTGTAAACTAACATACGGCTTATCATCGGCTACCTTAACCGTACTAATATACCCACAACCAGGACACCTCTTAACCTCAGCATCACTCTCTTTAAGCCTGTGTTCTATCCCCATACCCTGTCGTAATCCTCTTTAGTTACCTCGTGCTTACTCACCTCAATCACACCCCTGCAAAACCTAACCCTGCAATAAATAACCTCACTCATAGGTACTTCCATGCCTACCAACTTACAGTAAGGACACCTAAAGTATCTTAACCTCTCAACTACAACCTTCTTACGCTTCACTCTTTATCCAAATACCGCTGGATAAACTCTTCCTTGGTTAATGGCTTGGAACTAACAACACTCCTAACCTCACCAGAAATCTCAATCTGATGCTGCTCACTCCACCCTAGCTTAGTCTTTAGCAAGTGAAGCAATACGGGCGTATTACCATTCATAGCCTCAGCTACAGCTACAGAAGCTAAACCACGCTGCATCTCAGCCTGACCCTCTAAAAACTCCTCTAGGTAATACTTTTCCAACAAATGCGTCGATAACCGTGCTGCAAGCGCCGTAGACGACTTAGAAAGACCTAGCCTGGCTAAGTCCCGTATCTGTAAGCCAAGCTGCTCATTCTTAACGTGGTGCCTTGTATGCGGTATCTCACGCAATACAGGAGGCAATATTTCAGGTGTTAAGGATTCTTGAACAACTGTATCTTCTTTATCGTCATCACTCATAAGCCTAGCACCTCCTGACGCAATCGCCTTGCTGCTACCTCGCAATACTGCTCTTCTCGCTCAATACCTATAGCTTTAATTCCCATATCTTTAGCAGCTCTAAGCGTAGTACCCGAACCAACAAAAGGGTCTAAAATGTTTTTAGGGTTATTACTCTTGCTAATACACCAAGACATTAAAGAAACTGGCTTTTGAGTGGGATGCTCTTTTTTGTAACTCAAAACAGACTTTCTAAACATTTTGGCTGGCCCCTTTATATTAGTCCAAGCCATTTCAACCATCGCCAAACTAAAATCTTCTGGCTGCTGCTTATCCCAAATAAAAAAACATTGACTAGGAGATAACCCAAAATAATTGCCACCCCAATAGACATGAAGATCTGCCTTTGAATGAATCAAGTCCATCAATTCTGCAGAAGGCGGTTTGCTGTCCCATTCCATATCCCCGCGCTCAATTTTTCGCTTTCCATTGCCAAGAGTCATCTTGTCTGCGCCAATCCCATAAGGCGGGTCAGTAATAACCGCATCAACCTTTGGCAGCGTTGGCAATATGTCCATGCAATCGCCAAGGTAAAGCGTTGCGTTTCCAATGATTACTGTATCAGTCATTCCGGCGTCTCCCCTGAGTAATACTTCATCGGCAAAGGCTTCAACCAGCTAGCCTTAACCACCATTTTCTTGCCAAACGAACATGGCCTATTTTTTTCAACTTCCATCACTTCCACCGTTATCCCTGATTCCAGGGCTATTACCTCAGTTTCTCCATAAAGGTATTTGTGGCCTTGGGTTGCTTCTTTTGCATGTTGCATAAGTTCTTTCTGTTGTAACATGGTGACACCAATGCGGAAAACGTGGGGCTTAGTTGCGCTCATTTATTCCCCAATCCTTTGCGCTTCTTTTTGCGATTTCAGCGAAAGCATGTGTCTTTCCAAGTCTTTCGACAATCCTATCCACATCCCACTCACGTCTTTTTCTAGCTCTTTCGCCCGATTCCAGGCGTAGGCTTTCCATGCATCGCATTTTGCAAGTTTTATCAAGTGTTCTAGTTGTTTTTCGTAGGTCATACATTATTTAACTATTACTTCTATCTTTTAGTTTTGATCTTTGATTTTCTGCCATTTGGTGGCACGCTTCTTTTTCACCTACAAACAATACGTGATAATCATTCAATGGCCTGTTTTCCATAAAACCAAGTTGATTATTAGCAAGCGTGTATTTTAATTTTTGGATATGAAAATTGTTGGTTTTTTGACTCCACTCTAATACCCATAGTTCGTTATCCATTAAATGCGCTCCTTTGAGGTTTATTATTGTTTTCTAGGCTTTCGCTAGATTCATGCCATTGCTGATAGCGCCCTTCAAAATGCAGTGCCAAATCAGCCTTGCAGCCTTGTCGGTTCTTTGCAACCGACAACCCAACCAGTCGAGCGCCTGAGTCAAACTCTTTAACAGGCCATAACAACCAAACACAATCAGCATCTTGCTCAATCGAGCCGCTATCACGTAGGTCTGCCAGTGTTGGTTTTTTGTCTACCCGTTTCTCAACTTCTCGGTTTAGCTGGCTTAATGCAATGATCGCAATTTTTAGATCTTTTGCTAGTGTTTTAAGCCCCCGGCTAATGACTTCAATCTCGCTGTTGCGATTCGCGCCTTCACCGCTGCAAAGTTGTAAATAGTCAAGAATCAATACTTTTAATCCTTTGATCGACTTGGCTTTTTTGCGAATATCCATGATTGTTAAGCCGCCTTGGTCGTCAACGTAAACGTTCGCAAGCTCTGGCTTGTGCAAAGTATCTACCG